AAATGTATATTTTTTATAATAAAAATGGTTAAGTATTATTATTACTTCTGGACTATAATTGTATATCAAGTCTGTAAAGAAATGATTTACTGTCGTTGGAGCTTTTGATATATCATCAACTGATTTTATTTTATTATCTGTTATTTGAATAGATTCTATATCAGTCAGTTTATAATAAAAATCATGTGTTGTCTTTATTTTATATTCTTTAAATAATCTTTTCACATCATTTTCAAATATAGAATCAATATTTCTAAGTCTGTTTATCCATTCTTTAGTTACATCATTTTTAATTGAAGGTGTTATCACATGTATTGATGTATCAACATTTTTAACAAAGTTGGATATAAAAATCTTTTCAGCGTCTTCTTTTGATAACATTGAAGCATATTTTTCATAATAAATGTGATTTTTACTTCTATAAAAATTTTCATATTTCAAATTAATTATATTATGATTATAAATAAATTTTATAGAATTAAAATGCGTTCTTAAGGAAATAAACATTTTATATAATTCAAACGGATGAATAGCACTCATTTTAACCAATCAAGTAGATTTTCAATACCTTTTTTCATATCTGCTGTGTCTCTTAACTTTTTATTTCTTATCATTTTTTTGTTGGCAAACTCTATTTTTATATCTTCGATTATTTCATCTGGCAAAACATCAACCAAATCGTCTGCATCAACCTCATATTTCTCTTGTATGTCAACTAATGCATCTATATAAGACAATCCTCTGTCTTTATAGTCATTTAACATTTTGATTAACTCATAATCAATTATCTTTTCTTTCTTTTTTCTCATAAAAAACACTCCTCTAACAGTTTTCATGTATATTATATCACATTTTTATAAAAAATAAAACTATTTCTTTTCTTTTTTTCTTTTCTTTTTATATATACAGTGAAACTGTATATATTTTTCTTTTATTCTTTTTTATATAATATAATAATAAATATAAAAAATATAAGGAATATAGTTACGATGCTTCGCATCGGTTGGCTTCGCCAACTAATTATACTTATTGTTATTAATTATAAAAATTATAAAGTTTATAAAAATTTTTAAAATAATAAATAATATAGAAAAAATTGAAAAATATTTTTAGTTTTTTCGGATTTATGTGATATTATAGTTACAAATCACAAAGGTTTGGTGATTTACAGTTTTACAGTTTTATTAAAAAGGAGATTTACAGATGAGTGAAAGAAAAAGAAGAGATTATGCAAAAATTCATGCTGAGAAATTCAAAGAAAATTTTGACAGTAGTAATTCAAGAAGTTACAAAGATGAAAGATTTTGGGTTCTAACCCGTGATGATTCTGGTGCTGGAAGTGCTGTTATCAGATTCCTTCCAAACAAAAATGAAAAAGACCTTCCATTTAAACCAATGTTTAAACACAGTATGGATATAAATGGAAAGAAATTTATCGACAGATGCCCAACTACAATTGGAAAAGACTGTCCTATCTGTGATTGGAATAAGACACAGGAAAAAGATTTCATTATGAAAAACACAACTTATCGTAAGAAATCTTGGATATGTAACATTCTTGTCATTTCTGACCCTAAAAACAGAGAAAATGAAGGTAAAGTTTTCCTTTTCGAATTTGGAAAACAGATTTTTGACATTATTAAAGAAGCCATACAGCCAGAGGATAAAACCGAAGAACCTCTTTTCTATTATTGTCCAGATAGCGGTGCAAACTTTAAGATTAAGGTAAAAAAGGATGGTCAGTTTCCTACATGGACAAGAAGTTCTTTTGCTACACCGTCACCAATAGATGAAGATTTGGAAACACTTAATATTGACGATGAATATTGGTTGAATGCCATTTATAATCTCGATGATGTTATTTCTGAAAATTCATATAAAGAATATGCCGAGTTGAAAACAAAATTCAACAAATTTCTTTCTACTATTGATATGAATGGTCTGAGCGAAACAAATGAAATGGAAAAAACACAGAAAGAAAGTTCTGAAAGTTATTCAAGAATGAAACAGACGGCTGAAACAAAAATAGAAGAGAAAGAAGAAAAGGAAGTAAAGAAAGAACCAGCTAAAAAAGAAGCAAAAATTGAAAGCAAAGAAACTAATAAGAAGTTGAAAAATTACTTTGAAGAAATCTCAGACGAAGATTAATTAATGTTGTATTGTTGGGGGAGTTTAGCTCCCCCATTTTTTAATGGAGATTATATATGAATTATCTAAATATTAAGTGGGATAAACCCAACGATATTCCAAAACAGCTTTCTGAAGAAGTTGATGAGATGTTAAGAATTGATATGACCGACTTAAAAGGCGATTTGATGAGAGTTTTACATGATGATGCACAGATAATCAAACACTGTTATAAATTAAGTGTGGCGATAAGTGAAGCCGAAATTGAATTGAAAAAAGTTGCAAACAGTGCAATACATTTCTACAACTTTGAAAGTCAGAGAAAACTCACTGCGACACAGATACAAATGGCTATTAAGAACGATGTTGATATTGCAGAAGAGGAACACAAAATAAATATTCTAAGAGCACAACTATCATTTTTTGAAGAAATTCAGAAACAGTTAAAACAGAAGTCTTGGAATATCAAAACTATCATTGATTGGGAAATATTCACTCAAGGCAACAAGTAGAAAAATCAATAATTTTTTAAAGTACTAAATACATATAGATACCTTGATTTTTTATGAGGATTTATATGCTTATTTTTGAAAAAATTGATGATGTTTATTTTTTAGTTAAACCCGATGTGTCTTCCAACTATGTTGAACTTCAGGAACTACAAATTGAATTCACATTAGAACATCCTAACAAAATAAATATGACACGATATAAGAATAAAGGTAATTGGGATGGAAAAGTAAGATTCGTAAAATATTTAGATAGAAATAAAGAGGTTGCAATTGCTCCCATTGGTTTAATATCAGAAATAATTAAATTTTTAGACCTACATAATATAGAATATGAATTTAAAAATGATGATATTGGCATAATGGATGTTGATTTTGATGATTTCGATGAATGGTTGGAAGAAATAGAAAAACATAACACAAAGAAGATAACAGATAGAGAATATCAATATCTTGCTGTTACAAAGGCATTAAAACTTAATCGTTGCATATTAGAATCACCAACTGGAAGCGGAAAGTCAAATATTATATACACATATATACAATGGATTTTAGACCATGATTTTAAAAATGGTGAGAAATTCATTGTTGTTGTTCCTTCTGTTGATTTAGTTGAACAGATGGCTGATGATTTTATTGATTATGGTATGAACCCAGAAATAATATCAAAAATTCATAAAGACACTGATAAAAATTTTGATAACACTGTTGTAATCTCAACTTGGCAATCTATATACACAAAACCATATGATTGGTTTGAACAATTTAGCGGTTTAATAGTGGATGAGTGTCACAAGGCAAAGGCAGATGAATTAATATATGTGTGTGAGAATTGTATTAACTCTCGTTGGAGAATGGCAACATCTGGAACTGTATATACCGATAGATTTTATAAATATTCAATTATGGCTAACTTCGGATTCCCTTTTAGAGCAAGTACAACAAGAGAGCTTATAGATTTAGGATATTTATCTGAGTTTCATGTTAGAAGCGTTGTGTTGAATTGGAAAAGCTCAGAACCTAAGCAAACCAAACTTGAAATTAAAGATTATGATGAAGAATTTAAAAGAATTATAGAAAATGAGCCAAGAAAAAATCTTATTGTCAAATTTGTTAAAAATTTATGGAAAGACAGGTCATATGAAAAATCAACGATAATAGTTATGTGTAAAAGAGTTGAATATATCGAAGATTTATATGTTAAAATGAAAGACGCTGGTATGAAAAAAGTATTCTTTATTCATGGTAATGTTCCACCCAAAGAAAGAAAAAAAGTTATTCAATATGTAAAAGAAAATGGTGGAATAGTGATAGCAAATGTAACTATAATGGGAACTGGTATAAATATTCCAAATGTTTCAACGATAGTT